CTGCAAGCGCCGCTAAAAGATATGGATCAGAAGAAAGTGGTGAGAAAGTTGCTGGTGCAATTCTAGCTAAAATTCGTGCAAAACATCTAAAGAATTCTTATGAACCAGAGAATGAAACAAGTCTTGATGAAATGCAATGGTATAAAGGTAGAGAAACTGCGGTTCGTAATCCACATCCTGATCATGAATTTAATGACTTATCTGATAAAGAATTAAAAAATATTGTAGATAATCATAATAAAATAAATCCAGAAAAAGATTATGACCCAACTGGAAATAGATCTGAAAGAAAAATACCCAAAAATGTTAATATTGCTAAAGATCTTCTTTTCTATAGACAGCTTAGTAAACTTGGAGTAAATGAATCTGCCCCTCCCGGTAAAGAAAAAATGGTATTAGCTCTTAAGAAGAAATTTGGTAAAAACAGTTCAGCACCTTTTGCGATTGCTTGGTCAAAATATAATGCAAAGAAAGGTAAATAATTATGTCAACAATGATTAATAGATCTGGTTCATCCGCTGTTATTCATGTAACAGCAAACGATTGCGTAGTTATTGCAGGTAATTCTTCTGTAAGTAATATTGCATTTGGTAATAGTACTGTATATGAAACTATTACTGCCGCCGCTATCACTCAAGTTTGGTGGGGATCTACTTCTATTGCTGGTAACTCTTATTGGATTGTAAATCGTGGAGTAGGTAATAGTAGTGTTGCAAACGTAAGCTTTCAAACTGGCAACACTGTACTAGTATTACCAGATTCCGGTTATATGGATTTTGCAGGCACTGGTGCATCTTTAATTAAAAATGCAACAGGCAATTGTTCAGTTGGTTTAATTAATAGCACTACTGGTTACTTGATGATTGAATTCCAAAAAACACCAACAATTGACAAGTAAGGAACCATCATGAAGCTTATCTGCGAACAAATAGAAAACGTTAAATATGTTGTAGAAAATAAAGAATCTGGTAAAAAAGATTTCTACATTGAAGGTATTTTCATGCAGGGCGAAATTCAAAATAGAAACGGTCGAGTATATCCCGTTACTGTTTTAGAAAAAGAATGCGCTCGTTACATGAAAGAAGCCGTAAAACAAAATAGAGCCTATGGTGAACTTGGTCATCCTAATGGTCCTTCAATCAATCTTGATCGAGTTTCACATTTAATTACAGATCTCCGCCAAGAGGGATCTAATTTCTATGGTCGTGCTAAGATCATGGAAACGCCTATGGGAAGTATCGTAAGAAATATTATGGAAGGTGGTGGATCATTTGGCGTTTCTACTCGTGGTATGGGATCAATTAAAGAAAATAAATCTGGCGTTATGGAAGTACAAGACGATTTTCATCTCGCAACTGCCGCAGACATTGTTGCAGATCCTTCAGCCCCAGATGCTTTTGTTCGTGGCATTATGGAAGGGGTTGAGTGGATTTGGGATAACGGTTTGCTTAAGGCACAAAAGCTTGAAGAGATGAAGACAACAATCAAGAAGGCTTCATCAAAGAATCTCGAAGAAACAAAGTTGAATGTTTTCAAGAGTTTTATCAACGAATTAGTTAAAAGATAACTTTTAATAAATACATAAAACATAATTTAGAAGGAGTTTCTAAGATGAACCTTACAGAAACAATAAAGAACATGAAGCAAAATATTGATGAGCAGACTATTCAAACTGGTGGCGGCGCTACTGGTGGCACATTAGTACCTGATCCTACAGGTGTTCGCGCTAAGGCTCCCGGCAATAGCAAGACACAGGGGATGATGAAAGTAGAACGCCCAATTTCTGGCAATGAAGAAGAAACAGATCCAGAAAATAATACCGCACCCACAGATACATCCGCAGACAAGAATAGAGCTACAATTGCTGCAAAAGGAACTGGCATGAAAGAACATATCGTTTCAATGTTCGACGGAGAAGATCTCTCTGAAGAATTTAAAGAAAGAGCTGGCACATTATTTGAAGTTGCAGTAAACCAGCGTGTTGCTGAGCTTCAAGAAGAATTTGAAGTAGTTCTTGCTGAAGAACTTCAGAAGATGGAAGAAGAAGCTTCTGTTCAGCTTGAAGAACTTGTTGCTAAGCTTGACGATTATCTTTCCTATGTTGCAGGTCAATGGATTGCCGAAAACGAACTTGCAGTAGAAACTGGTCTCAAGGCTGAGATTACAGAAGGATTTATTGAAGGTCTAAGAAACCTTTTCGCAGAAAATTATATTGATGTTCCTGATGAAAGATTTGATGTTGTTGAAGAATTGGCCGCTCGCGTTCAAGAACTTGAGGGTCAATTGAATGAAGCAGTAAATGAAAACATTCAACTTGCCTCTTCAATCACTGAAATGACTGCCGACGAAACTTTTAATGAAGTTGCCGAAGGTCTCGCTTCTACTCAGGTAGAAAAATTCAAGCATCTAGCAGAAGGTATTGAATTTGATGACGTTTCAAATTTCAAGAAAAAGCTTAATATTATTAAAGAAAATTACTTCTCTACCGGTGTTGTAGAAAAGAGAACTTCTGGTCTTCTAGAGGAATCTTTTGAAGGCGAAGAAGAACCCCAAAATTATGGTCCAATGGCCCACTATATGAAAGCCATTAGCAGGAACATTGTTAAGTAAAAATATTCGTTTTATAAATAGTTAAATAGCAAGATAATTAATTGCTTACAAAGGAGAAAACCAATGATGTTAACTGAAGACGCACAAAGAAAGTGGGCACCCGTTCTACAGCACCCAGATCTACCAAAGATTTCTGATGCTCATCGTCGTGCCGTAACCGCAGTAATCCTAGAAAACACAGAGAATGCTCTCCGTGAAGCCGGTGCCCAACTTGGTCATCAGCGTCTACTAGGCGAAGCCGCACATAACAACGCAATCGGCAACCCAGACTCAACCAATGGTGGTGCTATCGATACATTCGATCCAGTACTAATTTCATTAGTTCGTCGTTCCATGCCAAACCTAATTGCCTATGACATCTGCGGCGTGCAGCCAATGACAGGCCCAACAGGTCTAATCTTCGCAATGCGTTCACGCTATGATAACCAAGGTGGCGATGAAGCATTCTATGACGAAGCCAACACCATGTTTGCTACAGCAAGAACAACTAATACCACTGCTCTTGGTAACAGCCACAGCGGTACTGTTCCTTCTGCTAATAGCAACATCAGCAATGCCCTTTATAACACTGGTAAGGGTATGGCTACTGCTAATGCTGAAGCTCTAGGTACAACCAGCAATCCAGCTATTCCTCAGATGGCTTTCAGCATCGAGAAGGTAACTGTAACTGCTCTAACCCGCGCTCTAAAGGCTGAGTACACGATGGAACTTGCTCAGGATCTAAAGGCTATTCATGGTCTAGATGCTGAAACAGAACTATCCAATATCCTAAGCTCTGAAATTCTAGCTGAAATCAACCGCGAAGTCATTCGTACAATCAACATTACTGCTGTTCGTGGTGCCAACACTGGTACAACTACAGCTGGTATTTTTGACCTTGATACAGACTCAAACGGTCGTTGGTCAGTTGAAAAGTTCAAGGGTCTCATGTTCCAAGTAGAACGTGAATGTAATCAGATTGCCAAAGACACCCGTCGTGGTAAGGGCAATCTAATCGTCTGCTCTTCCGACGTAGCTTCTGCTCTTCAGATGGCTGGCGTTCTAGATTACGCTCCTGCTCTAAACAGCAACAACCTAAACGTTGATGACACAGGCAACACATTTGCTGGTGTTCTAAACGGTCGCATTCGTGTCTACATCGATCCCTACACAACTGGTAACTATCTAACTACTGGTTATAAGGGTTCAAGCCCATTCGATGCCGGTCTATTCTATTGCCCATACGTCCCACTACAGATGGTTCGTGCAGTCGATCAGAGCAGCTTCCAGCCAAAGATTGGCTTCAAGACACGTTATGGTATCGTTGCCAATCCTTTTGCTCAGGGTACAACAGCCGGTCTTGGTGCTCTAACAGAAGATACCAACCGTTACTATCGTCGTTTGGTCGTCAACAACATCATGTAATTGATGTACTGACGAATAAAAGGGGGGACGCAATGTCCCCTCTTTCTTATAATAATAAGATATTATTAAAATTATAGGAGAGACCCCTCTCCTATTTTTTTGCATAAATACTGACAAAGGAGATTCTTATGTCAGCGATATCAAATCAGCCTACAAATAAAAACTTTCTGTCTCCATTAGGGTTTAAGTTCCTAATCAAGAAGACACCGAATATCAACTGGTTTGTTCAATCAGTCAACATTCCCGGAATCAAAGTACCTGTTGCTCCTCTTGATACACCATTTGTCAGGATTCCGTTCAGTGGCGAACAGATGACTTTTGACGATCTCAAGATTACCTTTCGTGTTGATGAGGACATGAAAAATTATCTTGAAATCTATAACTGGCTTATCGGTACAGCATTCCCAGAAACCTTCGAACAATATGAAGGCATAGGACCAAGCACAACTAATACTAACAGATTTTTAAAGCCCGGTCAACTAAAATCTGATGCATCTTTGATAATCATGAACTCTGCAATGAATCCCATCATAGATATTTCTTTTATTGACATTGCACCCATAGAGTTATCTGAAGTCTCTTTCGACACCAGACTATCAGATGTAAACTATGTTGATGCAACAGTTGTGTTCTCATATCTTAGGTATAAAATAAATCCAATTTAGCTATTGACATTTTAAAAAATGCTGGTATAATCATTTATGTCTTTAATCATATAATGGATATACTATGAAGTTAGAAGAAATACAGTCTATGTGGGAAGAACATTGTAGGATTGACCGAACTGAGCTTGGTGAAGAAAGCCTTAAGATCTCTCAATACCACTCCACCTACTTTAAGATCTTCTCAGAGGAACGTCTTCTTCTTAAGAAACTTGAAAGATCTTATAAATCTTTATACAGAACTAAGTATGAGTATTACACTGGTTCAATTAGCTATGAAGAATTGAAAGAGAATGGATGGGAACCTTTTGGGTTGAAAATCCTTAAATCAGATACTCATATATACTTAGACTCAGATAAAGATGTGATATCCCTTCAGCTTAAGATAGAATACCAAAAAGAAAAGATTGACTTTCTGGAAAATATTATTAAGAGCCTAAACGCAAGAGGATATCAAATTAAAAATGCAATTGATTGGTCTAAGTTTATAAATGGTGTTTGATGGATGTAAGAATCACTAAAGTTAATGAAATCTATAATAAGATTGATTGTGAACCGGGAATAGCAAAAGAGATTGACTCTTTCTTTTCCTTTAAAGTTCCTAACTATCAGTTTATGCCTTTGTATAAGACTGGTAGTTGGGATGGTTCTGTTCATTTATTCTCTTTACAAAACCGTCTTCTATATGCTGGTCTAACCCAATATGTAGAAAAGTTTTGTCAAGAAAGAGAATATGGCATAGAATACAAATCAGACTTTAGTGATGATTCTCTTTCCAAA